TCCTAGAGTACACTTAAAGGATAAAACTCTAGGGGAAGTCATACAGTCTGAATTTAATCAGAGCTATATGATTGAAATGTTCTTGGTGAATGTTGAGGGATTTGGGGCTGGTAGTGAATTTGTAAGTAAGTTTGGTTTAAGGATTACAGATGAAATTACCTTTGTTGTATCACGTAGAAGGTGGGAACAATCAGCTAATCCTGCATTAAATCTTGCTGTAGATGGTAGACCCAATGAAGGAGATCTAATCTACTTCCCTTTGACAGAGGATTTATATGAAATTAAATATGTTGAGAGAGAAAATCCTTTCTTCCAATTAGGAAAACAATACTTCTATACACTCACCGCTGAACTATACGAGCAAGGTGCGGATAAATTTGATACTGGTATTGATGAGATTGATGAGATTGAAAGAGATTTCAGCAATATTACAACATTGAATCTATCAATTTCTACAAGATATCAAGCAACAGGAACGTTGCAGGTAGATTCTTCTGGACAACTTACAGGAGCATCCGTAGGTATTGCAGGTACTGGATATAGTACAGTGCCTTCAGTAAGTATTGATGGAGCAAACGGATCAGGTGGTATTGTTCAGGCAGAAATTGCTGATGGTGGAGTTGTCACATTAAGCATTTTAAATGGTGGAACTGGATACGTATCTGATACCACTAGTGCAGATTTTCCAAAACTTATTATTGATGCACCACCCAACCCTGTAGATTTTATTGCAGATGAACATGTTGTTATTGGTGGATTCACTCAACAGGGTGGTGGTAGATCATGGAGTTCTGAAAATGGTGTAGTTACTGTTACTGCTCTAGGTGGATTTGATCCTACATTCGCACCAAATACACAGAAAAAATATTTTTATTGGAAGTTTGAAGACAAACGTATATGTTATGTCTACACATACAATGGAACTACTGCAACAACAGAAACAGGTCATTTTTATTATGATGCTGCAAATGTCAAATACATTATTAATACTTATATGGAAACTACTACAAGTGGTTCCCAAGCGACAATGTATGACTTAGATAGTGGAACAATAGCAGAAGTAGCAGATTGGAACGGGGTAACATATACACTTGAAGTTATGAATCGTACAGGTAACTTCCTTGATGGTGATACTATTAGAGGGGTTGAATCTAATGCCCTATATACATTAGGAGCATTCTCTACTATTGATAATGAAAGTATTGAATATGATCAGAATCAAGCAATTGAAGATGGTGCTGACGATATAATTGATTGGGGTGAAGGAAACCCATTTGGTGAAATTGGTAATTATACAGGTAGCTTCTGATGTTAGGAACACAATTTTATAACGAGGCAGTAAGAAAGACTGTCATTTCTTTCGGTACTTTATTCAATAATATTGAATTAAAAAAGATCGTTAATGGACAAGTAATGGAAGTTGAAAAAGTTCCACTTGCTTATGGTCCTAAAAATAAATTTTTATATAGACTACAAGGGAATCCTACGGATGGTAGAAAGGTAGCAATTACTTTACCACGTCTCTATTTTGAGATGACAGGTATTGAGTATGATTCTGCAAGGAAAACTCCTGCAATAACCAGAACTAAAGCAGTTCTACCTGTTGATGGGGAGTCAACAAATGCAACGCAAGTAATGACTCAATATGTACCTGTTCCATATAACATAGGATTTGAAGTAGGTATAATTGCAAAATCACAAGATGATGGACTACAAATTCTAGAACAAATTTTACCATTCTTTCAACCAAACTTTAACATGAGTGTTAAGTTTATTCCTGATATGAATGAAGTAAGAGATGTTGCTATCGTCTTAAACAGTGTTGATTTTGATGATGATTGGGAAGATGATTTCAACACACGACGTAGTTTAATTTATACGTTGAGATTTACTGCTAAATCTTACATCTACGGACCTTACAGCAAGGCAGATGTTATTCGTAAGTCTCGCATCATTGAGACTATTGGAGATAAGGAAGTTAGTAAGAGACACGTTGAAAGATCATATACACCTAAAGCAAAGACTGATCTTAATAACGACGGACAGGTTACTGCCGCAGATGATGCATTTGTAACTGCTGCTGACGACTTTGGATTTAATGAAGGAATTGAATTCTTATGAGTAGCCTAGAAGACAACATGGAAAACATCCTCAACATTGATACTGAGGTTGTAGAAAGCAAACCAAGTAAACCTGTTCCACCTAAGGTTGACAAGGATGATCGTAAAAAAGATTATGAATATACTCGTGGTGAACTATACTCTCTCATAGATAAGGGTCAGGAGGCGGTACAAGGTGCCTTAGAGGTTGCTCAGGAGTCAGGGCACCCAAGAGCGTATGAAGTCGCTGTAGCGGCGATGAAGCACGTTGCTGATATGACTGAGAAACTTCAAGACCTACATAAGAAGATGAAGGATCTAGATGAAGAAAAATCTGGTCCAAAAAATGTTACTAATAACGCAATGTTTGTTGGTAGTACAACTGAACTTCAAAAGATGCTTAAGCAAATGAAGGGGGGAAAGCGATGAAAGATTTTAAACATTTTAAAGAACTTTCTGAAGCTGCATGGACAAAAAAAGCAGGTCAAAATAAAGAAGGTGGACTAAATGAGAAAGGAAGAAAAAGCTACGAACGTGAGAATCCAGGAAGCGATCTTAAGAGACCTTCAAAGAAAGTTGGGAACCCTCGTAGAAAAAGCTTTTGTGCGAGGATGAAAGGGATGAAGAAAAAATTAACTTCTAAAAAAACTGCTAACGATAAAGATAGTAGAATCAACAAATCTTTACGTGCTTGGAATTGCTAAGTGCTATAATACTATTACTGAATTTTTATTATGACTAAAATTAGAAGAGGATTTCAAAAGATTGAACCAATCTCTGCACCGCCAGAAAATAAAGGATTTGGTATTAAGAAACCAAGTTTAATCCTACCAAAAGGAGTTCAATCAACAGAACCAGAACCAGAACTACCTGAGGATCTTGATCTAAGTGCAATGGGGAAACCAGATCCCAAAGCAGTTCCAGAACAATTTGCTAGAGCATTCCCCCCTTTATCAATGCCACCATGGAGATCTGATCAGAATCCATCGGTAAAATGTCCTGAAACTAATGGAGATGAATTAGTTGATATTAATCCATTCCCATACTTATTCAAAGCAAAATATGATTTTAACTTTGAAAGTATTCAGGAAAAAATTGAAACAGATATTAAAAGATCTAAAAAACTTGTACAAGAAAATGGTATTTCAACACCAGAAAAAGATGGTGGTACTACAACCGTTTTATTGGTTGGTTCTGAAATTAATGGAGAAAGATACACAGCACCACATGAGTGGCCAGAGTTAGAGCACTTTGTTAATGAGTGGATTCCAGCAAATATTAAAAAAATTTGGAAAGCGTGGAATTTTTGTTCTATGTCAGTTCCATATATTTCAGAGTCTTGGGTAAATGAACATCCATATGCTTCCTTCACAGAAGGTCATACCCATCGTCGTAGTCAAATTTCTTTATCCTGTTATCTAAAAGTTCCAGAGGATAGTGGAAGATTTATGGTTAGAGATCCTATGGATTCATATACTTACAGTCAACCTGTTGCATATGATTATCATCCAACAGGAAAAGAGTGGAGATATATTGATGTAGAGGATGGAGATGTTTTATTTTTTCCTGGTTATTTACATCACATGACAGAAAGATCTCTTTCTAAAGAAAACAGATATATTATGTCAATTAATATTGCTTCTTTAGACATTAATACACCTCAAGGTTTTGAGAGAGGCGTCTATAAACCAATGTGGGTGCCAGACTAAGTTGACAAACGCTGACATTTCAATTAGAATACTTGACAGAGTTATTATAATTAATACGTGATGCAATGTCAAACATGAGACTAAACGAAGTGGACGTAAGTCGTCTGATCAAAGCATGTAACTTAGCGAAAGAAGTTTCTGGATCTGAGTACATGTGGGATGAGTATGAAAAACTCACAGAAAAGCTACGGCAACTATGTGAGCAAGGGTACTGTTCTATTACGGAGGAAGGATGACTGAAGATTGGCGTTACAGTGACGACAAAATGTTCGTTAGAGAATCTGTACTAAAGATTCTATTACATAAGTTTGGCAGTAAACTAAAATCAGATGGTTCTTCTGATAAAACAAATCAGTCCATATACCAATGTGCTCATGATTGGGTATCCCAAGGAAACATGAGATCTGATGGTGTTGTTGCATATTACAAAGCATATTATGGATAGACATGATATACCATGGTTGGGCAACTTCTATACAAAGAAAGAAGTAGACGCTTTAATCGCTAAAGCACTTGAAGAAGCAAGAGCAATTGATGAAGCGTCTATGGCCAAACATAATCGTGAAGCTACAATCATTAGTATGATCTTAGGTTTCACATGTCTTGCATTATTTGTGGATGGATTGTTAAGGATTTTAGGAATTATTCCTCCATTCATGCACATTGATGTAAATATCATTGATGACATTATAGATAATGTAAAAAGTGAAATGCTGAAATGAAACAACTAAATTCGTTTGTTTTAGATAATACAGTATCAATTATTGACTACCTTTATAGAGGTAGACACTTTCAAAGATTTTGGGTGCTTGAGGAAATAGCTCGGGCACCCTATTTTGCTTTTTTGAGTGTCTTACATTTAAGAGAATCTATGGGGTTACGTGGTCCAGAACACATCTATCTAATGGAGGAACATTTTGCTCAAACACTTAACGAAACAGAACATTTGGAATACATGGAATCTAGGGGCGGTAATACTTATTGGGTGGATCGCTTTGTCGCCAGACACCTGGTACTTATCTACTATTGGATCAATGTGGTTTATTACTGGTTGGCTCCTAGGTCTGCTTACGATCTCTCCTACAAAATAGAACTTCATGCTGAGGAGACATATGCAAAATATCTCAAGTATGAAGATTGTAATGATAAAGATATTGAGAGAATTATGAATGATGAAAAACATCATGCAGAGGAACTAAAGGCAGCGATGGAATTAGTACTGAGATCCTGACACAATTTTTTTCAATTTTGTAGAAAATACCTAGATAGTACAGTCAAATAACTTTTATATGAAGTTACTACCATTACGCAAGTTTATTATCCGTACAGTTATTCTTAGTCTAGCATTTTTATCAATTGCACTTTTACCAGGTCTGGCATATGCAGTTGACATTGAAATGGGTTCAGGGGGCAATCTAGTATTCAATCCATCTGAAGTAACAATCTCTGCTGGTGAGACAGTCAAATTTGTTAATAATGATCTACCTCCTCATAATGTAGTTTTTATTAATGGTCATGAGGAATTATCACGCCCCGACCTTAACTTTATGAAAGGAGATACTGTAGAAATTGCTTTTGATGATCCTGGTGAATATGAATTTCAATGTGAACCCCATGCTGGTGCTGGTATGAAGGGAGTCATTCATGTTGAATGATAGAGAATGGAAGATCATTAAAGTATGTTTAGAGAATGCTCCGACACCATATGATGTTGGAGATACAAAAAAAGAAGTAGAGAATTTACTAAAGAAAGTAGATTCTTATGCAACAGTTGAATGTTTTATTGATGATGATCCAGTAGATTGTTATTCAATGGATCATGAATTGGATGAAGATCTTATGGAGTACCCTCCTTTATAAGATTAAATAATAATAACCATAGTTTGATTTTATGTTATCAACAAAGTATCGTTTACGCTTGGAAGCAATTTGTAAAAAGATTGCTGCCGAAGAAGAAGTGCCTCTAGAAGATATGATTTGGGCAAACAAATTATCAAAAGCAAACACTAGTGCTAGAGACATGTTAAACCGAGCAAGGAGGGCGGCAATTAATCCAGGAGATGATTTTTTTAATGGGTTGAATTTGGGGGATCCTGATCCTACAAATCATAAAACAAAATTTGAGAGTGTTGATGAAATCGTGGATTGGTTCAAACAAGAAAAATGCGACGATTGGAGGCAACGAGATTAAATGATTCATAAAGTTTTAACGTCAATAGATCCTGCATTGGTAGGTTCTATCATGGGAACTTTTTTATTAGTTCCATTTGCATACTTTACGTATGACGTTAAAAAACATCCAAAAAACTATCAAGAACATTGAAATAAATAATTTATATTGGAGTCATCTATATGAAAGTTGGTATTATCGGTCTTGGCCGAATGGGTGAAGGCATGTCTCGCCGCATGATGAAGAATGGTATTGAGACATGGGGGTATAGAAGAAACACTAAAAAAGCAGAAGAAGCATACGAAGCAGGATATGTTTCAGGTATTGCTTATAGCTTAGAACATTTATCAGAAGCAGTACATAGTAATAAAACAACGGGAGAAACGCCTGGCATTTTTATGTTAGTAGTCCCAGCAGAAACTGTGGAGGACACGATCAATGAGTTATTACCATTTTGTGTGGAAGGTGATATTATTATTGATCATGGCAATTCCAATTTTAAGGATTCAAGGAGGAGAGCATGTAACCTTGAGAAATTGGGCATCCAGTATCTTGACTGTGGCACTAGTGGTGGTGTGTATGGTTTGGACCGTGGATACTGTCTTATGGTTGGTGGTGCAAATTATGCAGTACAAACCTGCTCTCCAATCTTTAGGGCACTCTCCCCAGACATTGCATCAGTTCCACGAACAGATGAACGGAGTCATGTAACTTCTGCTGAGCAGGGATGGTTGCATTGCGGACCACCTGGAGCAGGTCACTTCGTAAAGATGGTACATAACGGAGTAGAGTATGGCATCATGCAAGCGTATGCCGAAGGGTTTAACATTTTACATTCTGGTGAT